GGGTATAACTTCCGAAGGAAGTTACACGTGGAGCAACCTTTGGTTGCTCATCGATTGCGCCCTCGTAGGAGGGGTCCTAGGGGAACCTTGGTTCCCCCTAACCGAAGAAACTCATGCGCATTGTTCTATACATCAAATGCACCTTTTTGATCCTTTTTTTCGGCAAAAATGCTGTTTCCTCAATATTCTCTATCGCACGCAGAAAATCGGGGCGATTGCATTGCATCAAAATCAATTCGCGCGCATATTTTAGAATATGCGTTTCTGTGTTTGAAAACCCCACAACATTGCGATTATTTACAATGCACCACTCTATGAACCGATTCACGTCAAACATAATAATCGATTTCAAAATGAAATAACTAAATACCTCGGTGCGTTCCTTGTATTTATCACGAACATTTACACCCGGTTTCAAAAAGTCGGTATACTTAATTCCAAAATGGTGCAATAATTTTGCTGTTTGAAATAGAGAAAATGCGCGTTCCATTTGCAAATCATGTTCCACGTGTTTTATTATATTTTCCGGGAGCATTCTCATATGACGCGAAGTATTGCGGATTATAACATTGATGATTTCTGCCCACATCTCACAATACGTTTCATACAGGCGCACTTCTGAATTGATGCGAAATGCGCGCAGAATCTCGGCATTTGCCGCGATGTTCATTTGCTGCTCCGACGAAAAATCCATTCCCAAGTTGTGGAATGTCTCGTGTATGAATACCTTGAACCATTCCTCTTTTCTATACAGATTGATGGTTGTGGTTTTGGCGCACATTGTTGTAAATGCCGTATTTGCATGAATTTCACTAACAAATTCGCGAATCTTTTCCGGCAACATTTTCTTTGCATGCGTCAAATAGAGATTCACATTCACTGTGTTTGAACACTCGCGCGGGGCATATTCACTTGCCAATAACAACCACACACACGCCTGTTTGATTATGTGATTTGCCTCAAGTGTTAGAAGTGCCGACGATGCATTTTCAAATTGCATTATTGTGAAATTATATGTTCTGTGTTTGATAATCACTGTTGCTTTGTGTATGTGCCGTTTTGGTGCAAACTCCAAAAAATTGGATTTGCGAATATTTACTGGTATGTGTTCATAATTGGTTGGGAGTGTGGACATGGTCGGGGGTTCATTTGGCATCATTGTTCGGGATTCCAATTGTTGAATTTGTATGGAATGCACGGCAAGCAATGCACGCTTGCATTTGTCGATGAAATTAATTAAAAAATTCCTAGAGTCTCTTGAAAATTTGACTGGCGGTCCAGGAATCATATCTTCAATTGTTTTTATATCGTCGTAGGCAGTTTCCATATATATTGACGTGAGAAAAAAAAGAAAAAAGTCTCTAACGCAGAGACCCTTCATTTTTATATTTTTAGATTAATTAAATTATATACATACACATTTTATACATTCACATTTTATACATTCACATTTTATACATTCACATTTTATACATTCACATATTTTATACACACACACACACATTTTATACGGTTTCTTACCTCTTTACCAGTCGTTGTCTTCTGCCAATTTTCTGTATAGTGGAGTCTCTGCGGGTTTGTCAAACTCTTGCAACGATGCATATATTTCATCAGCGCGGTCTTGCAGTTCATATATATTTGACATTAATTCTTCTATCTCCTCTCTGCTGTTCTGAAGTAGAACTCCAACAACCATGCCTGTTCGTTCACGGTGGCATTCTTTGCGAAAATATTCATATAGAATTTCATACATTCTCTCGCCATATTGTTCCTCCACAGTTAATTGTTCCTCCTCCTCCTCGCAAATGCTCTTCTGTTTTTTGCCATCTTCGATGCAAACTGCAACGCACTTTGTAGATGGTGCTTGCACTTGTGCTTGTGCTTGCACTTGTGCCTGTGCCGGTTTAGATGCAAATGCCTTGGCATAAGACACCCTTGATGTATCTTGCACAGCAGCACTCTTTCCTCCCAATAAAGGGAACTCAGTCTCATTGACCTGGACCTGGACCTGGACCTCGACTTCGACTTCGTCCTCGACTTCAAACGCAGCATATCTGTTATTACCTCTAACAGGTGCTTGCACAGGTGCTGGCATAGGTCTTTGCACTGGCACAGGTGCTTGCATGGCATGTGCATGACGAGCATTGTTTTTTGCTCTCAATGAACAATTTGAGATGGTGTGTCCCAACTTATGGCAATATCTGCACTCGGTTGCCAAGATAATGGGACAGAGTATCTCACTGTTTAAGTCCTTGGTCTTGCGAACAAAGTGAGAAGTATATTGAGATTCGGGTTTATTTGCATCGAAGCAAACCTTGCAGAAGGGTTTTACAATGGAAGCAGCAGAGTTATTCGAGATTTTCTTGGCATACATTTTATTTAGATTTAGGTTTTGACTTTGGGTTTTACTTTGACTTTGGTTTTGCATTAATTGTTTTATTTTTTGTGCCACAAGAATCAACGTTTGAAAAAAGGATCAATTTTCGAGGGGAACTACGTTCCCCTCCGGCACCCCTCCTCTCTGGGGAACCTAGGTTCCAAGATGCCACTGCGTGGCATTGAGTAGTGGAGCACCGTAGGTGCTCTCCCCAGGACCCCTCCTTTTAAGGAAACCAACGGTTTTCTTATGATCCTTTCCTAAGAAAATCCTAATTTAATCTACAAAAAATTAACTAATTACAGGTTGTATTTGCCACTTTATTTTATTTGAATACAAAATTGTTATTTTTTACACATTTTCTCATTAAAAATGTGAAATTTATCACAGGTTTATATTAGGAAAGGATCATAATGAAACCGTTGGTTTCCTTAAAAGGAGGGGTGCCGGAGGGGAACGTAGTTCCCCTCGAAAATTGATTCCTTTTTGTGAAATGTCTTTTCATGGCACAAAAAATAAAACCAATTAAATTGCTTGAATAATTACTTGAATAATTACTTGAATAATTATTCAAATTAACTAAAACCAAAACTAAAACCCAAACCAAAGAACTTGTAAAATGTCTGCTACTACTGCTCCTGCTACTACCACTGCCACTTCCGTGTTTGCCAATTCATCCTTTGTAAGTCCCGTCGAAGAAATCGTGTGCGCCATTTGTCTTGATAGCGTTGACATCAGCATGAATGTCATTAAAACCGAGTGCAAACACTGTTTCCATTCCAATTGTTTCCTACAGAACGCTGTGCACAATGGATTCAATTGTCCTATGTGTCGCAATGAACTTGCCGAAGTTCCGTCAAATGACGACGACGACGATGACGACGAAGATGATGATGACGACGACGACGAAGAAGAAGTCGAAGACTTTACCCTTAGAGGTGCGCGCTGGTTAATGATGCGCGCCGAAGGTGAGGAAATTGATGATGACGACACCGACGACGAATCTATTGATTCATATGATGAAGAAGGTTTCATAAGATACGAAGACGAAAGTGTGCCTATAGTGTCAATTGACCAGGTGACTGCGTTGCTTGAACAAAATAATGTGTCATACAAAGAATTAGTTGCATTTCTCATTTTGCCTGATAGTCGCCACCAATCTGATTTGCAGGAATACAACAATGCCAGAATGAAACAAATTGCCACTTTATGTTCATCCCTGAACATCTAAACATGGATTAAAATAATCTGTGTTTATGCAGTTATAATGTTGTTGCCGTTAGAATGTTTACCATCTTCTGTAGTTAAAATGTTTACCCCCCGGTCGAAAGACCATTTTTTCACGCCAAATAAGTAGTCACTCGAATAAATGAAAAATAGAATAATCCAAATGCGACACTCTTGAAAATCAGTCCATACAAGTTCAAATTGCCGTCCTCATTGTACAATTTCATAAACGCCAAATATTTATACATCATTGAATTCACAATCGGCATCTGAAACATGAAAAACATGAATCCTATCAAAATGGGAATTTGCATCTCGTCATACACAGATATTATGAGTGATTCCTGGTGTTTTGCTTTTTGATGCTCGGTAGATAGTTTTTGAAACTTGTCTTCATATTCGCGCAAATAATCGGTCGTCAATTTTTGTTTGGGAATATGATTTGCCACGATTTGCTCATCCATCATGTGGTCGGAAATTTCTTGGTGCCCACCGCGGTTCATCATTGACGGTGGTGGTGCTTGAAACCCCTCGCCCGAAAACCCGTCGGACCCGCCGCCGCCACGGGACCTCGAAGATTCCTTTACATTGATGGAGGGCAAATGTCGGTCCGCGGGTTCCGGAATTCCATATGGATTTTGGTGAATATTGAGGGGTTGGTATTGGTCTGTTCCTGCTCCAAATCCTCCTGTTGTTCCTGCTCCATTTCCAACGGAACCAGGTCCATTTTCCGGCAATTCCGATATCCGTGTTATGTCATTTCGTCGATTGTCCATTTATACTATTGCCCAATGTATAATAGTATAAATTTTTCCGCCTAAAATATTTCTTCTTTTGACACGTCCTTAATTTTCACCACTTTTTTAGTGGCATCGCACTTTGTGTGTTTGGTCCTATACCGATAACATGATTCGCCAAATTTGTAGATTTTACCGTCAATTTCGCTGATTACTGGACCATTGAAAGTTAAACAATTCTTGCCATGGCATACATGTCTAAACATTGTTGCAAGTCCGAGTCCCAATATGATCGACAGCAATACTTGCCCCATGGGGGTATGTATTAGTCGCTTGATGTTCATTCTGTATTAATATATGTCATCAAAAAAATTGATGCAAAATGTTGCATTGACAATCCGGTTTAAAAACAATAATTACTGTAATAAAATGTCTCAACCCAAGTATTCCAAGAAAACCTCCTTCTCTCGCGATAAAAAGTATGCTTACTGCGAATCTGATGTATCAAAAAATGATAAGAAAATCGATGATTATAAAAATGTGCGCGGTCTTGAGCGCGAACGCAATCTGAAAATTGCAAATGGTGCAAACGAAGTAAGTGAAAATACAAATGCAAATACAAATGCAAATACAAATGCAAATACAAGTGCAACCGCGCAAGAACAATTCTATTTTGAAAAGATGAATTTGATAATTAGTGGCATGCCGTTTGTCTCAAACACAATGAATAATGTAGACACCATTTTGCGCGAGTTTTCGCCTTATGGCAAAATCATTTATGTGACTCAGTTGGCAATGGACGCTCAAGGACACAGCAACTCTAAATTAGTCATCGACTATTGGTATGATGAACCCGACATTGACATGACCTTTATTGTCGAGGTGCAAACTGCCATATTAAATCACGGCAAATACAAATGGTTCTGTTGTAATACTGCGCAAGTGTATATCACTAAAGACCCCGACCAAAGTTTGAAAGATATGGGATGCAAAATTGTCATGGAATAATAGAAACCTGGTATACATGTTTTTTTCCTCTGTTCCTCAAAAATTGATTTTGATTGCCCTCCATTCCAACGGCAAGCAAACATAATAAAATTGAAATTCAAATGCATGATAATAGAAATAATCAAAACCGTTTAGAAATATTTACAGATACTATACATCCACATAAAATGACATCATCGACTAATTTTAATGAATTTATGCGCGCGCACCGAGTTGGCAGCGATTTACAAGCACCCGTCATCACTCACACACGCATCGGCAAATCATCGAATAATCCCGATGAGGTCATTTATGGAGGCAAATATCATATTCCAGACGACAAACGCAGCACCTTTATGAAATTATATTACGACCATGTGTTTGTAAAAGGCAATGAGGAGTATTTAACAGAGAAACAAATGGAGACGGGTCCCATCGCAGTTGACCTGGATTTGCGCTTTGCGCCGAGCGTGAAAAAGCGTGTGCATGGTCAAGACCATATCATGTCCTTGATTACCATCTATTTAGGAGAACTGGAGAAGATGTACAAATTCGATGAGAACCCCTTCTACATTTATGTGATGGAAAAACCCGACATAAATCCTGTAAAAAACGCGGATACAGGTCTTGTAGAATTTGTGAAGGATGGCATTCACATAATAATTGGCGTGAATGCGGACCGCAATACGCAACTCATGTTGCGCGAGGCAGTCATAGAGAAGATCAAACAGGATGAATTATGGGCAAAGGTGCCCATTACAAATGATTGGGACAAGGTATTCGACTTGTCAATTAGTGCGGGACACGCCAATTGGCAACTGTATGGGAGTTGCAAACCGGGGCATAAGGCGTACCGCTTGACGGGGGTTCATAAAAACATATTTGACCCTGCCGATGGCGAGTTGAGCACGAGTCAAATGTCGATGTCTGAATACTTTAACATGCGCGACAAAATTGATGAGATATCGGTAAGGTCAGACAAGGGACAAAAATATTTTATGACAAGTGAATTTCTAAGAAAATATCAGGAGAACTCGGGCATTGCATCAGCAAGTAGTGGTGCCGCAAAAAAGAGTGTGTCTACGACACTTGCTTTGCATGCTGCGCCCATTCCATATTCGGGGTTCATTCCCGTCGATGCGATTCTTAATATTAAGAATCGCGATGACCTCAACGCCATTTTAATGCAGACTTTGGCGCAATTGGAGAATCGCGACTACGAACTGTTGGAAACCTACAAATACACGATGACTTTGCCGGAGTCGTATTACGGCGACGGCAGTTACGACAAGTGGATTCGCGTCGGTTGGGCGCTGTCCAATACGTGCCCTTCCATGATGTTCATTGTGTGGGTAGCGTTCAGTGCGCAGAGCAAGAAATTCAGTTTCCGCGACATATCCGATATGTATGACCGATGGCAGCGATTCGACAGTAAGAGCGACGCCTGTTTGACACGCCGTTCAATTATGCATTGGTCAAAACAAGACGCGCCGGCAAAATACAAGGATGTGCAGGACAACAGCGTCGACTATTTCATAGAGAAGTCGATTGACGGCAACGATTTCGATTTGGGAGACTCGAAGAGTATGCGCAAGGATACCAGCGACCACGACATTGCGTGTGCTCTCAAACAGTTGTATTCTGACCAATATGTGTGTGTGAATATCAAACAGAATATTTGGTACCGGTTTATGAATCATCGATGGATAGAGAACGACTCGGGCACGACTTTGCGAAAATCGATGTCGGACGATTTGCGCAAAATTTACAGGAGGAAGAGCAAGGATTTGGATGCGACCATTGACCAAATCATGGACCAGGATGAGGCAGACCCGCGCATAAAGAGGTTGAAGAAACGCCAGGGGCGCATTTGCGAGATTATCAACCGGTTGGGCGATGCGGGCGACAAGGACCATATCATGAAGGAGGCAAAGGAACTGTTCTGGGACCAGTCGCTCATCGAGAAATTGGATACCAATCCTTATTTGTTGTGTTTTAACAATGGTGTCATCGACTTTAAAGAGAAGGTGTTTCGCCGCGGATATCCGGAAGACTATGTGTCCAAGACCACCAACATCGATTACATCGAATTGAACGATAAACGCGACGCAAAAATCATCGGCGAAATCAACGAGTTTATGGCAAAACTGTTTCCGCGTGAGGAATTGCGCCGATATATGTGGGAACATTTGGCGTCGGTCTTGCTCGGCACCCACGATAAGCAGACATTCCACATGTATATCGGCGAGGGACGCAATGGCAAATCGGTCTTAACCACACTGTTGGACGAGATCTTGGGCGAATATAAGGGCATTGTGCCGCTGTCTGCAATTACGCAGGACCGCCAGAAGATCGGCGGCACTTCTGCCGAATTGGTTATGTTGAAAGGTGTGCGATATGCTGTCATCATGGAACCGTCCAAGAAGGACGTGATTTTGGAGGGTCCGCTCAAACAGTTGACTAGTGGTTTGGACCCGATTCAGTGTCGTGCGCTTTATATTGCCAAACCGATTGAATTCTACCCGCAGTTCAAGTTGGTGTGTTGCAGTAATGTGCGAATGGAGATTAAGACACAGGATTTTGGAACGTGGCGCCGAGTGCGCGAGGTGCCATTCGAGGCGCTATTTACGGAGAACCCGGTCAATGATGACCCCGAGAAACCGTTTCAATATTTGGTTGACCCGTCGATTGTGGATAAATTCCCAGAGTGGAAGTATGTATTTATGGCGATGCTCGCGAAGATTGCATTCAAGACCGGTGGCGCGGTTAGCGAGTGCTCGATTGTTACAGCAGCGTCGAAGGCATATCAGGAGAGTCAGGATTTCATTGCGGAGTTCATTCGCGACAAGATTGCGACTATTGCCGGGGGCAAGATTAAGAAACAGGAATTGAATAGCGAGTTTACAATTTGGTATATGAACACCTATGGAAAGGGAGCGCCAAATCCGAAGGAAGTGCACGCTTACATGGACAAGAAGTTTGGTAAGTTTGAGAAGAATGGCGCATGGTTGGGGGCGCGCATTAAATATGAGCGCGACGAACCGAATGTGAATGCGGCAGCATTTAGTGCGACTAACTCGGAGTCGGGATCGGTGAGAGGGGATGGCGATGGCGAGGATGAAAACTTTGATGATAACATTGAGATGTAGAAGGCAAACTAAGTTTCCCTTTAAGGGGAACCTCCTTTATTTTTTTCAAAATAATAAAACAAAAGATATAATAATACAAGGAGGTATAGAAAATTCACACATATAAATATATACTAACATCACCTGTATGACTTGTGAAAGTTCAAATCACATTACAGACAAAAATTTAAAGGAACAAATTATAAAAGAAAAAAGGAGGGATCATAAGGGGTTGACTCGCACTGAAGGTGCGAGCGTCGCGTCCGATGGACGCTTAACCTTGGTTCCCTTAGTTCCCCTTATTATAATCGGCGCCGGAATATCTGGTTTAACGGTTGCTGCATCTTTAGAGTGCGATTTTTTAGTGCTGGAAGCGCGCGACCGCATCGGCGGCAGAGTCTGGTCAAGGGATTGTGGTTCATGCACTCTTGACATGGGTGCTGCCTGGATTCACGGCACCACAAACAATCCTCTTAACCACTATTTGAAATACGACGAAATGATCCCTGTGTCAGAAAGCAATCCATGGATTCATACAGGAAATGCGCGAATCATGTGTCAAGGCATCTCTGATGAAGACCGCCAACAAATGATAATATCATGGAACCGCGCAGCAAAAGAAATTGCGGAAATGGATTGCGAGACCATTGCCGATGCGATAAAACATGTGAAAGACTCGAGCACAAGTAATATACAAACGTTCCTGTATTTGCTCGAAGTGTGGTGCGGCACCAGTGTGTCCTCTATGCCACCCTCTTTTTTACGAAACATAGAGTGCGATGACTCTCTGTTTGGTGATTATGCTGGGTCCCATTGTTTATTCAAAAAGGGGACAAAATCGTTAATAACCTCTATTGTTGAAGGTTCGAAACAGGATTTGGATGATCGAATTTTATTTGAACAAGTGGTCACAGACATACTGTATGACAGGTATGACGGATGCATCGAGATAAAAACGCGTGATCCTAATGTGTCCTATCTTTGTGAGAAATTAGTAATAACCACACCTCCGGGACCCCTCCAAGATATCAATTTTGTGCCGCCTCTATCGGCGTCGAGGAAATGTGCCTTGTCAAAAGTGAAAATGGGTTCTTACAAAAAAGTACAGATTGAATTTGACCATGTGTTTTGGGATACCGATGCGGCAATGATTCTTACCAACAAAAGTATGGATGTTTGTAAAAACGGATATTCTGAGTCCAAGAATGATGGGTGTAAAAACAATGTTTATAAAACCGACGGTTTTGGGTGTAAAACTTCCAGTTTTATTCCCCACATATTATGGAACAATTACGCCTGTTTGAAAGGCGCGCCCATATTGGAGGCAGTTTGCCCCGCGAATATAGGGTGGCAAATGACCGGTAAATCCGATGAAGAAATCGCGGATGCTGTGTTGGAACATTTGCGCGGGATGTATCCATGGATGCCCGACCCCATCTCTTGACACATATCTCGATGGGAGGAGGACGTCTTCAGTCAAGGGGCGTATTCGTTTCACACCGAGGAAAACATAGATGTTAATCATGATTTGTATAACCCGATAGAGGGACGCATCTTTTTTGCGGGGGAATACACGGATCCTGTTTATTTTGGATCATTGCATGCGGCATATAATAGTGGGTTGAGGGTGTTAAGGGAACTACGTTAAGCACCCGCAGGCATATCCACCGAAGGTGGATACACGTGGAGCACCTTCGGTGCTCTTCGCGACGCTCGCCACTTTGTGGCGAGTCAACCCCTTGGACCCCTCCTTTGTTGTGATGGACCCTTCTTTTGTTGTGATGGACCCCTCCTTTGTTGTGATGAACCTTTTTTATTAAAGCAAATTCATATTTTTCATTCTTAACACATTCATATAAACAAATGAATGTATTACAATAAAACATGTCCGAGACAAATATTGCAATTGCCATTGTTTATACTTCAAAAATTCCATTCTTCAAAGAACATTTCACATCATTTTTATCAACTGGCGTTAAACAATACAACACCGATTGTTTTTTAGTCCTTGGCAATGAATACAATGAAGACATTGAAGGTTTCAAAAATAGCAGCATATTCAATTCAACAACCATAGTCATCGAAAATCAGCAACCTCATACAAAAATTGCTGCAGAACTTCTAATAAAAAAATATGATCTCGTGATTTATTCACAAACGCACATCATTTTTGAATCCAATTTAATATGGAATTGGGATTTATTAAACACCTACATAAATGAAACCCAAACTATTTATTCAAATGATGACAACGCGTTTGTCGTTGGAACACAATCCGAAATGCTCAAATATTTATCACAATCACACCCAAATATGATTTCAAAAAAAGACATTAAATTCAAATATTCTATTAAACCCATCACCATTGAAAAATACAATGCCTTGTTTGGTTTCCGCGGTTTATCCGAGGTTTGCGATTCTTATAAATATAGTTCGGAACAAGATGCCACCGGCAAATATGTAATTGACTTGTCACAAATCCAACCCCGCGACACTATTTATTTCACAAATTTAAGTTTAATGCAACTTCACAAGGAAATCATATTAATTACCAAACCTTTTATCCTAGTTTCCGGCGGAGGCGACTGCGAATGTCCCAATCAAATATTTGAAACCGACGACGAATTTCAAACATTCATTAATTCTCCCAATATCATTCACTGGTTTTGCCAAAATGTTTTGATTAAACATCCAAAAATTACACCCATTCCCATAGGTCTTGATTATGAAACCATCATGTATTACAATCACATTCGCAATGATCGCGGACCCAAAATGACGCCTCTTGAACAAGAACAACAGATAATGGATATCCGGAAAAATGCGCGCCCTTTTTGGGAAAGAATTCCCATTTGTTATGGAAATTTTCAATATCTCTTAACCACAAAATATGGCAGTGATCGCGTGGACGCAATCAATAAAATACCCACAAAACTCATATATTATGACTCTAAAAATTTGCGCCAAACTACGTTTCGAAATCAAACAGAGTTTGCTTTTGTCGTATCGCCTTTTGGGCAAGATTATGAGTGCATTCGCACATGGGAAGCACTTTGTCTTGGGTGCATAGTAATTATAAAAACTTCGCCGATTGATGACATCTACGCTGATTTGCCGGTTTTGATTATCAATGATTGGAGTGAAATCACGCAACCGTTTCTTGACTCTGCGATAGAGATGTTTAAACTGAAACATGAAAAATGTGAATTTAATTATGACAAATTGACAAAAAAATATTGGTCTCTATTGATTCGAGGGGGCAACCATGGGCAACTAAAGTTGCCCCACGTGTAACTTCCTTCGGAAGTTATACCCTCGGCACCCCACACCAACGAGGGGGCGTCGCGTCCTTTGGACGCTTACCCCTCGGCACCCCACACCAACGCTCGCCCTTTGGGCAAGACAACCATGGGCAACTAAAGTTGCCCCATGTGTAACTTCCTTCGGAAGTTATACCCTCGGCACCCCCCAACTAGGGGCAAACTCAAAAGTAGAGGAGGGGTCATAAGGGAACTTTGGTTCCCTTAGTTCCCTTAGTTTTGCGTGAAATCGGTCTTTTAAAGGAGGGATCATAAGGGGTTGACTCGCATCGAAAATGCGAGCGTCGCGTCCGAAGGACGCTTAACCTTGGTTCCCTTAGTTTTTGACGATGGCGTCGCGTTGTCCTCTTTTTGCCGCGGGATTTTTTACGTTTGATGCGACTACCTCCTCTTGCTAGAAATCCTGGTCCTCCTGCTTCTGCTGCTGCCGAAATGGCATCTGCCCCGGTTGGCAAAGTTGTTGATGATTTTGTTGGTGTCATATCGTTTGAAGAAGAAGATGCAAAATTCTTAAATTCCTGTGTTTCAAATAACGTGTTAAAAAATTTTGATGGCAAAGTGTCATCAATCTTTCCAAGATTGCTTGTCATAAAAAGAGTAAATGAAGTGTAATTAAATGACAACGCATGCAATTTATTTTCTATCGACTTCATTATTACATCAATTTCATTTATCTTGTCTCTTGAACTAATTACAATTTTGGACAAAATGGAATCATCTGTTAATATTGTTAAAATTTTTTCTAGGTTTTTTTGTATATCTTCAATTGTCTCTTTTTTAATTGACAAATTGTCTATCATGTTTATTAATTCTTGAAGTGAATCTCGTTTTTCTGTTGCATCTTTTGCAATTTCTTCAGTTTCGTCTTTTATTTCTTTTTCATTGTATTTCATATCTTCTTCGTCTTCTTGAAGATTATGGGTTATTAATTTTGTCATTTTAGACGGCATCTCATTTCCAATTTCTTGTATTATTATTTGTTCATCAATCAATTCTTTTTTGTCTTTTTCTAATTGTGCAACATCATCAATAACATCTTTTTTTGATGTTTCAAGTTTTTTATCGATTGTATCTTTTGCAGTTAATAAAGTTTTCTTTGTAATTTCATTCATTTTTGCAAAAAAACGTAATGTTTTTTGCAATTGTTCAATTGGTTTGACCACATTTTCACTAATATTTTTTAATGCATCAATGTTAATTTTCATTTTTGCAAGAGTAGCAACAGCAGTTCCAATTTTACCAAAAACTGGAA